TGCCGTACCGTCGAAAATCTCTATTGTTTTCGTTCCTACCGTCGTCCCTCGGACGCTATTATCGCCTATTTGAAGATTCCCAACACTGGAAAGGTACAGATGAGTTCCGGCGTTTGTTTTAAATGACAGACGGTTGTTGCCATGGTCGTAAGTGATCTGCCCAATGTCGTTATCGTCGGCGTCACCGAAGAAAATATAATTGTTATCACCAGCGGGGCATAGGAATTGGAGTCCGGCGTGGCTGTTATCCTCGATAATTAAATCTGCTGCCGCTGATGCCGTAACGCTTCCCGCAGTACCCCTCCAGATATGCACCTGATCAAGATCGGGGTCGGGAGGAGTAGCAGACTGGGCTATCATCAATCCCCCGTTGATACTGCGATAATGCGTATCGGTGCCGTCGGAGTAAAGTTCGGCTTCCGCCCCACTCGTTCCTAAAAGGATTTTGACGTTATCGTTTAACGTGATGTTAGCGGATCTTGTAGCCGTGCCATTAAAGGCGGTTGCGGAAATCGTAGCGGAACCGTCCGAACCATCATGATCGTGGACGCTCAAAACATCGGCCCGTAGAGCATTGTATTGGGTATGTGTTGCAAGGTCACCGTTCGCTACATCAGATGAAGAAGCCATAAATCCTCCTTAGATTAAGACCATTTAGCGGCTCCGCTACTACCAAGAGCCGTCCAATAGAAGAAGCCCCAGGAAATTCCTACGGCCTGAGATAATTCCCAATCCGCATCTACCCTCATGCCTCCGGCATCAACTTTTAAATTTAAACCCTCGATGTGGAACTGGGTATCTATGCCCATACTCGAAGGCCCAACTAGGCGTATCTTATCAGAAAATGACCTATGAAGGATTTGCATCAAATTCGCTTGAGTGATGTTGAACATCTGGCATTGGACTCGTTCCCTGGGCATACCGTAAATCCCTACACGTTTCGTAGCCCTCTCAAAAGCTGAACCTGCATCAGCCGTAACCGTGGGCAAATCTCCAACAGTGATGTCGCCGAATCGATCAATATGTAATGAATCGTGTGAAATTCTACGCCGGCCCTGGGTCGCTTGGCTGGACGAATCCTCCGCACGGGCTGCGGTAACTGAACTCTTAGTGCCTTTAATTCCTACTACCGACAGCTTGGTTAGATAGCCATCCAGCCCTGAACCGTTATGGACTTTCAGTTGAAGGAAATTGCCATCAAACCCATCAACGAATTCCACCCATACATCGAATACGCTGTAGGTAATCGGGGTGTCGGTGTTGCTGAACCCAGAATCTTGATAAACCCAGTTATTATTCGTTCGAGCGTGGGAGTCGTATAGCGTGATCTTGGTGCCGTCGCCGTCTGAGTCCTCCGTGCCGATGAAAGCATAGCCGTACCGACCCGTATTATCTCTAAACCATACAACGTGATTCCCATCTGTCCAAGCATTAGTTGCGTGATTAAATCCGTTGGAACCGGTGCGACCAGCATCATCAAGAATGGTAGCCGATAACGTAACCGTGCCAAGGTTGGAACCCTCGGCAGTAAGCAGATTTACTCCGCTATCGTCGTCTTCAACGTCCATAGTAAAATCCGTATCGTGTAAAGGAGGGCGAGGGCTGGCTATCTGGTCACCATCCCCAACGCAGAGAAACTGCTGAGTCGTGCCAGCAGCCATGAAGGGCCGATCATCCACCTCTAACCGCCATAAAAGACCAACCGCTTCACGGGAAACCCGATGGAACTTATAGTACACCTCATTCTCCACTCGGTCTTTGCCGTCATCCCAAATGAACTTAGCGGCAATCTCAATGTCGGTATGATCTCCTGCCGCCCTATCACTTCGCCAGGTTTTAATTGCGGTCGTATGCGGCGCACGTTCTCGGTGATCTAACGTCCTTCCTCCACCGTCACTATCAGGGTGAGTTCGCTTCGCTCCCTCGTACCTGAAATGTCCTTGCCCGTCCATGTACGCCAATCCTACGTCATCGTCCTGCACTTGGTAGATTTCAGTCAGCGCATTCCGGCCCATTGTCGCTTGATGGTTAGCGGTCTTCGTTAAATTGGTGCCGGTGTCGAGAATACGATTAGTAGATGAGAAATCTACTGCGTCAAGGATTCGGTCTAATATATCGTTGGCCTCAGTATTGGCCCCTCCCTCCGGTGCGGAGCGAAATACAACGTGATTCCCGAACCTCTCAAAATCATCCATCGCCCTAATGAATGCGTATTGATTGTGTACTTCGGGGCGGGGTTGCACCGTGTCGATTCTGCCATGAAAAACTGGGCGCATTCCTCCGAAGTCATCCCACCGGTCATTGGCGTGGGTTCCCCTTCCGCCGATACCGTGCTTAGTGGCAGTATTGTTGAAGGTGGACGTGGTATCAATCTTCAGAACTTGATCTACCGATATGCGAATCTCGTCCCCATGTAGCTCTACAATGATTCGTTTCGTGTCGCCGGCGTTCCAGGTCATGCCGATTGCAGATAGGACTGATAAAGTACCCGAATCCACCTTCCCCAGTTTCAGGTTAGAGCCGTCATGATAAACAATGAGGTAATTGGACGCATCACTCCACCGGCAAATAATTCCGCTTGCAGTCCCTCCTCGTTTATACAATCCTCCGACGTAACAATTGGCCTCGTTGAACTCTAGAACGCAGGAATAATTCCCTGCCGTCTTCGTTGCCAATTGGTTAGTTTGAACGTCGAATCGGCTCGTATCTCCGGCCCAAGCTGCGAATGTGTCATCGTAAGTAGGTTTGCGACTCGCTAAGGTATCGCCGTTAGTTCCGGTGAATTCATCGCATGGATAACATCCGAACACCCACACCTGCGGCCCAGGCCAACTTAGTGGATAGATCGCCGAGCTAGTATTCGTGGGACTGTATTTATGGTCATCATTTGTGAGTTTTAGTTCCAGGGTCGCTGCGGGGAACCGGTGCTTTAGGAGATTGCGGGTATGGATTCGTCGGAGCATCTGGACGTCAGCGGTAACGTCCTCGTTAGCGTCGGTATAATCATCATCGTTGTCGAAATCTATGAAGACTTGCCACTTGGCTTGAGGGCCAGCAACCATTAGAGTGTAGCCGCTTCCGTTCGCAACTGGGTATCGAGTTCGTCACGGATCATTAACACGAGTTTATTTAACGTGCTTTCGTCAAGGATGAAAGATTCATTGATGTTGACGGTTATAGACGATCCCCCAATGCCCGTCAAGGATGGTTTTACATAACTACCAGATGGGAGGTTGACTAACTCCGGCCCCTTTTCCCCGACGATCGTTGGCCCTCCATGAGCTACGCCTCCATGAGCGAAGCCAGGGAACTCAGGCCCATACGGATTATCGCCGAAGCCACCGTAAGGATTCACCGGCACCACTGGGCTTACCGATACGGAGGAATCGCTGCCGAACGGCCAAGGAAGATTTCCGGAGTCTATCTTTTGAATTAAATCCCATAACGTCTTAATCTTGTCCCATGCGCCCATTACAATTTCGAAATTTAATTTCATGGTAGGGCTTGCTGTGAAAGCGTCGAAAACTTTTACAAAAGTATCCCAGCCAGCGGACAATAGACCTTTCGAAAAGTTAACTGCCACATCGAAACCCTGATCGATCATATCGCCGGCTTTTTTATCAATAAACTTTGTCAAGAACGTCGGAATAAACGGTACAAACGCTGTTGTAAGTAAAAGGGGAGGGCGGGATTTCGCGTCGCCCGAAGCAGGCCAGAAGAACGATTTAATGAAGGTCCCTATTTCGGACGCAAAGGAGATAACGGCCTCTCCTTGGCTTTTAAGCATCTCCCCTTTGTCATCGAAAAACGTTTTTATAAAATCAGGAACCGCTCCTTTAAAGAAATCAAGCATGGCGGAAGGGTATCGTAGTGTTGCGTCGCCCGTTTTGACATCGAAGAACTCCCCGATGAAATCAGAAACCTTGTTTATCCCAAACGACAAAGCCGCTGACACGGCGACATCGGCTATCGGTACGCCGGTAACAGCATTGAAAAATGTCGCCATGATTCCCTTGATTGCCCCAATCGAGAAGCCAAAATTTATTTTGGCTTCTGGGTTTTTAGCTTCGCCATCATCTGTAAAAAAGTTCTTAATGAATCCAGGGATGGCACCGAGTCCGAATGATAAATCCAATTTAAACGGTTCCAAGCCGGCCTCGACGACCTTGCTTAGGAACTCTCCGACCGCGTCTTTTGCATCGCCAAAAGCGTTGGGGATTGTCTCCGTTAGAAAGGTGTCAGCTTTATCCCATCCAATCAGGAAGTCCGACCATTTGATTCCAACAATAGCTAAAGCAAAAGTCCCCAACCCCTCGCCTATTTTCTTCAAGGCTGGCCCGAACCCCTCATCAAAGAGTTCTGTTATGCCTTTAATCGCAACTTTGGCCATATTAACGGGGTCACTCATAGTCTTAAATACGGTGTGGATACCACTTAAAATAGTGAGCAACGTCGTTGCCGACTTGGTAAAGGAATCCGTCGCCGTCCCTAAATCTTCAAACGCCTTTCTCAATGCGGCACCAAATTCATCGGTCACTGTACGGGAATCTTCAAACTCCTCCCTGGCCATTTTCACAATCTGTTCCAGTTTGGCGAAGTTCCCAATCATCGGGCCTTGTCCCCGAACGAGATCATTTATAGCAGTTATATCCCCGTACATAGCTTGGCCCATCGCCCTAGCCACTTGCTCGAAATCTTGGCCCGATACCTGGGCAATCTTGAATACGTCGGCAAGGTTAGTAGCAGAGATCTGGGCCGAGTTCGTTGTTGCCGTCAGGATGCCCATAGCGGTGGCTACTTCAGCCTGCGTCGTATGAACTTCGGCGGCAATGTCTTTGAAACGAGGTTGCATCTTGTCGAAGGCACCTACTCCGGCATCCCCCATTCCGATCAATGAAAACCGTGCGGAGGTTGTGGAACGGGTTAAGGCATTACTGGCTTTTAACACTTCCTTGAAGACGACACCGACGCTGATAGCACCGAAACCGACGATGCCCATTGCCTTCCCAACGCCGCCCATTACATTGGATAAACCCGCTCCGGTTTTCTTCAGACCCTCAGCTTGGCCTTTGACAGACTTGAAGCCTTCTTTAGCTTGCTTCGTGTCTGCGACAACATCTATACGGACTACGTTACCGGCTGAAACCACGTTGCATCATCCTTTGCTTTCCGTAATCGTTCATTACTGGCGCACTCATAGAGGGGCCGTCATAACCTTCCATCTCGACTCCTTCCGGATCGGGGTGCGCTTTTGCCAAAGCCTCGTTCATATGGAACAGTAACCATGCCGGCTCCCTCAAAATCTCCGAAGGCAGGCAGTGGTATTTTGTGCAAAAACCCTGAATTATTTCGTATTTTGTCAGGAGCCAGGGCTTGCTAACAACGGTTCCATCGCTGCGGATGGCTCCGTCTCCGACTGCACGCCATTCGTTGATGGCTCGAATAAAGGGTCTGGGACATTCGCCACCGCCTTAATCCACTCAGGAATCAATAGCTTTGCAAATGCTAGAGGTACCGGCATGATCCCATTCCGGCCAGCAAGGGGTTTAACATTCCCCTTGCTGTCTGGGTAATTCCATTCCACCAAGACGTGGGCTGTGAATAACTTCATAGCTTCCCCGAAGTCCTCGGATAGCAATTCCTGTATGTCAAACATTACATCCAGATCAACGTGCATCTCACACCGGACGAAGATGCCTTCCCATTCTCCGTGGAACGCTAACTCGACGATATTGCTAGGAGCTATGCGTGGCTCTTTTAAAGGGCGTTTACTCATGACCTATGCCCACGTCGGATCAGTTCCGCTCTGAAGAACGCCTGGAACGGAATAAGTGAGTTCGCCAGTGCTAGCCCTTGTAAGTGGATAATCCGTCAAGAGGCATTCGTTGGTCAATGTTTGACCGCTGATAACCAACGTGACCGTCCTCGTAACGTCTGCGGATGCCACCGTTTTGAAAACATCATGCGATGCATTGCTGCCGTCGTTGAACACCCCGTCGATGGTAACGGAAAAATCCGCTAGCAGAAGGAGTCGTTCAATCGCACTTTTATCGAGACCCGTGACATCCTGCACCGCTCTAGGGATTGCAAAGCTCACGCCGGTAACATCGTTAACCAAAGCCCTCAAACTCCCAGCACTATCATCTACGGAACAAGTCGTCCAACCTAACCCAGATTCTTTAGCCATAATTACCCACGCTCCCGTTTAAATTTATAAGTCTCTTCGTGGAAATCCCATAACCAATGGTCGTATTCAACCACCTTTCTCTCATGCGCTATTCTTCGTATCGGTATGGCGTCTCGGTCGTTTCTTTGCATATGCCGTTCGAAACACTCCTGCCCAGGCTCGAATATAAACCGTGATAAATTGTCTGCGGTTTGTTCTTCTCGGAACCTTCGCCCCGATGACCGACGAATATAATTAGCATGGGCGGAATTCATCGGAAGAACAGTGATCCATCCGTTCGTGTGGGAGGGGCATCGGAACTCCTGGCAACCAACGTCTTTCATGTGCGTGGCAGACGGAGCCGCCAACTTCCAACCCTGACTGCCGGCTACCGGTACGTCCCTATAGGGCAGGATGAAAGCATTATTAGGCATCGGAACTATTAATACCCTTCCGCATCCACGGATTCGCCCCGCCGCAACATCACCGCTATTACCGCATTGCTAAAGGTTCCAGTGGTTGTAATCCTCAACCCCTTGTTTACCGTCCCTGAAACAGTTTTTCTCTCCGCTCCGACGGCCTGAGTAGCGAATGTTAGCAGGGTTGCCCAACTGCCGTCTGTTCCGTTCGTTGTATCGGAAGAGTCCTGAACTACGAACGTGGGAGTCCCCGAATCTAGAGAGAATATCTGGATGTAAGCGGCTCCCCCCGCTGCACTCGATGCCGTCACAGCCCCTGTCGAACTTCCCGCACTGGAATGGGTAATTTTGCCAGCCGTAACCGTATTTCCCCACTCCAAAACGTTGCTGTTAGCCAGAAGTTGAACCGAGTTAGTTAAAGAACCGTCTGTTCCTCTTGTCGTGTCATAAGACATCTGCTTGGCGACAATTCCCGCCGCCGTCTCGCCTAGAGTGCTAGACTGGAAATAACAACCCACTACATCCGTTCGGGCCACGGCCTTTAGGGCGGCGTGTTGCTGGTTGGCCGCATCATTGAAGAAAGTGGTGAAGCTGATTTCACCGCTACCCCTGCCGGCGATCCGCTCAACTGCACTTTTATCGATCCCAGTAACATCGAGGACTTCTTTCGGGGAAGCCACGGTATCCACGGAACTGACATCGCCTGAAATATCCTTGCCGCCGATGAAAAAACCTTGGCCTAAACCTGACTTTTTAGCCATTAATTACCCTCCCTTCTTAACTAGCAAAGCACCGGCAATAAAATCCTTGACGGACGCCGATGCCATTTTCGTCGGTTTAATGAATTCGTCTCCCTCTAACCAATCGGTGTGTATCGTCCCGTCAGACCAAGAGATTATCGGCACTCCTGCGGGTACACCCCTTGGGTTTTGGAC